CCGTGCTGTACTCTTTTTTAATTGAGACATCTCAAGAGTACGAGCTTCGATAAATGTCTCATATCCTTTCGTAACTCGTTCTTGTTCACTTAAAGACTCTTCTTCAATTCGAGTTAATACAGAAAGAGCTGATGAACCCTCTGCATACGGATCTATTCCAGAAGCAGCGTATCCAGCAATAGCGGCAGCACGAACTTCTGCATCACGTTTTGCTATTTGTTCTGTCGTATACTGCGTGGCTTCTAAATATACTTCTTTTTCAAAAGCCAACTGCTCTTCCGCTAAAGTTATATCCCAAGCATGTTGTTCAGCTAACTGTTTTTCAGCTAACGCTGCGGATTCCGTAGCTTTTTGAGCTGCTAAGTCAGCGGCTTCTTCTCCGGCCTCTGCGGCTTCTTGCTGTCCTTTATAACTCATATATGACGATCCCGCTGCGAATAAACCTACTATAATTGCTGGAGCCACGTTAAACCTCCATAGTTAACTTGTAGTCAGTTAACTTAAAACCTAATCGTTCAGTTATTGGTAAATATGAATGATCTGCTTTCATAGTATGTAATATTATATTTACGTTACGATCTTTTAAAAATTGTATAGCTTGCTTTAAAAATTTATAACCGAGCCAACCTTTTCGATATTCTGGTAGTATATAATGTACATCATTTTCAGCAATTAAAGCATCCTTATAGTGATGATGAGTTGCTATAATAGACACATAATAACCTATTAACTTTTTATCATCTCTTGCAGTAACTATATGAAGTGCGTCCACATTTTCTATTTGTTGGTATCTATTCCAATCAGGATTGAGTGAAACTGAAAACTTAGTCAACTCTTCTGAATGAAGTTTGAGCATATCTTCAAGTTCTTTACCACGAATTTGTTCTAAAGTTTCTTCTTGAAAAGTAATCAATCTTTTACCCTCAGTTCATACATAATTGCCAGAATAGTTAATGGTACAGGATCATAAGAAGCTATGCGAACTTTACCTTGCGTGTCATACCCACCAGGGAACGCTTGTTCTTCAGTATCTCCGGTAAATAAAGGAATAGCTGAATCCATTTCTTCCGGTGGCCCGAAAGGATAAACATCTTCATTTCCGAGTACATCACCCATATAAAAGGTAAGCGATCTATATAAACGTAAAACCAGACTACTTACGTTTTATTTTAGCTTGTGCTGTGCCAATAGGATTACCACCTTCTAAGGGTAGTGTTTCAATACTTGCGTTATAAGCGAGTCCAGCATGAGCTTTGTCTGCTGCCGTATCTAAAGTAATTTCGTTACCGGATACAGTTTTTGGTGCTTGAACCGCTCCATCAGCAAGAATTCTAACTTCTTCTCCTTCAAGATGATCTAACCCATCAAATGTAGTAAATCCACTTCCAGTTTTGGTTATACCGGAATCTACAAAAAAAGCATCTTCCAGATTATCTTCTAATGATAATCCTTCCGGTACTAAAAACTCTACATATTTTACAGGTAAACCACCGATAGTTCGTTCTATAACAGCCCAAAGTTCGTCTTTAGCTACGTCTGTTGCGCCATCAATACTTACTATACTTTGAACCTTAACATCCGTCCCACCTACTAAATGTCTGTGCCAACCAAATACTTTACTCTCTGGCTCATACGTCATAGCTATCAGTACTCCGTCAGTTCTGATAGCCCAAAAAATAGAACTCGGTTCATTAACATACGCAACATCAACAATACCGCTCTCAGTTATATGCTCGCTAATAATATTAATCGGCATGGCCATGTAAGAATTAGATTTGTAATCATATTGAAGTCTACGAACTACACGCAAACCTTTTTGTACAAATAAAATATCAGCACTTATTTGTACAACAGGTATAAAGGCATTGCCGTAATTAGTAATTTGCACTGGTCGTATATTAGATGGCGTCAATGCATCATTTAAACTATTAGATGCAAGTTTAAATTCTCCATTATGCGCCCCAAGTAATATAGCCGTATTCCCATCAACCGCCCATAATAATTTAGTGGCACTTTTAATTTTTACAGCTATTCCTTCGTCATCTAAACCTGTACCTAAATAAAGATTAAAATAATCCGCCGATCTACTACCCCATACTTGGTTAGATTCATTAAGGGTAGCCGCTAACCATAAACGCTGTTCAAAGAACCAGATTAAAGTTGGATAGTTTGTTGCAACCCACGCATCTGGTATATCGTTAATAGTTAATGTTGCCACATCACAAGTAAAGTCAATATCAGCAAGGTAGCCAATATCTACGGTTAGGGTGTCTCCGACAGTATACATAGCACCCCCCTCAGTTACGTTAATACTATCAACGGCGTTACTAACCATTACTACAGTGACTTCCGCACCTACTCCAGTATCTTCTTCGTCAGATATAAGTTTAACTTCCGTATATGTACCGTCTGGAATACCCATGTACCACGTCATTACTCTATTACTTGAACCACTAATCGCTACGGCAGCAAATAAAGATAACTCAGGACTCCAGCAAACAGAGAACCAATCATTATCCGCAGCCGATGTGCGGCTTGTCCATGTAATGCCATCAGGCGAAGTCATTACCCTATTGTCCGTACCACTATTTGCTACAGCACAGAATAAATCAAACTCTGGACTCCAGCAAACGGATCTCCAGAAGTTAGCGGCAGCCGCTGTTTGACCAGTCCATGTAGTACCATCAGGTGAAGTCATTACAAGATCACCTGGGCCGCTATTCGCTACAGCACAGAATAAAGTAAGCTCTGGACTCCAACAAACGGATGACCAAGTATTGGCGGCAGCGGCTGTACGACCCGTCCATGCAGAGCCATCAGGCGAAGTCATCACTCTACTACCTGCTCCAGTACTTGCTACAGCAACAAATAAGGTAAGCTCTGGACTCCAACAAACGGATGTCCAGCCACTATCCGCAGCTGATGTGCGGGTTGTCCACGTAAGGCCATCAGGTGAGGTCATTACTCTGGTATTCGTTCCCGTAACAGCTACCGCACAGAATAAAGTAAGATCAGGACTCCAGCAAACGGAGAACCAGTTATTATTAGAAGCCGGTGTGCGAAGTGTCCATGTGATGCCATCAGGGGAAGTCATTACCCTATTATCCGTACCACTATGCGATACTGCACAGAATAAATTAAGCTCCGGACTCCAGCAGACAGACTGCCAGTAATTATTAGCAGCCGGTATGCGAGCTGTCCATGTAACGCCATCAGGTGAGGTCATTACTTTATTATCATTAGCCACTGCAACAAATAGAGTAAGCTCTGGACTCCAACAAACAGAGTACCAGTACCTATCAGCAGCCGATGTACGGATTACCCACGCTTGTATTTCAGGTGTACTGAATAAAATGTTATCTACTGTAGCAACCCCACGATATGAAAAACTTATATTCTGAAGCGCCCAGTCATCGTGGTCTGTACGTATTAACTCAGCAGGTGGATGATCTTTATGAACAATAAATAATTTTTCTTCGTCTTGTGCAAAACGCAAATCTTGAACTTCGCTTTCAGTATAAGTGGTAACTTTCTCATAAGGTGACGCACCATCCATTACCGGAGCCTGATTTCTAAAGACCCGCAAGTAATTATGCCCAAACTCAAACACATATTGAAATTCATCTTTATAATTAAATTTTTGTAAGATAGTTATTTTAGTACTATCTTTTACTTCTGCAACATATCTAAATCCACCACGCTTAGTAACGCCACCATGTGGATAGACAAGAAAATTCTCACATTTACTAAGTCCAGCTTTATATAAATCTAATGATGTTCGCCCAAGTAAACGAGGGCTTATTTCACCGGCTGTAAACGCTTCTTGAATGGGATCTATTCTTGGCATTTAGTTTCTCCAGACTGCCACTGGTGGCAATCTAAAATCTTTCGTTTAACCATTCGTTAGCTTGTATCTCTTCCAGATCATCATAAATACTATCTGAAAATCTGGCGTCTGCAATCTTATCTTCAAACGCGATATCCATTTTATCAAATTTTCGTACGCTGTCACACAAAGGAATAGCAAGTTCACGAGCAAGTAATGCGGAAAATGTTTCACGAAAAGTTGTATCCATTTCATTCGGATCAGTTACTCTGTAGGTATATTCAATATCCAACTCATCTTCGTCACAAAGAATCTTATTTCCTTCAAGACGATATGTAACTGTGTCAGGATATATACTTCTAAAATGTAGGCAATCAGAGGGTAAAGTAAATTGGTGAGCGTACTGGTGGGAAGGAGTCGCAACGTCGGCTGCAATATTTTTACGTCTTGCTGCAAAAGTCCAACGGTATTTTCTTAATAAGTAATCACGCTTATCTTCAAATATAATCTGTAAAAGCCGACCAGCTTTAGTAGTAGCTGATACAGCAAGAATAGTTTTTTCACCTAAAGCTATTAACGCATTATTTACTATGTTTATATCGGAAGCCATTATAATCTCCTTTGATTAGCCCTTTAAGCTACCCTAAAACTTACAGCTTTAGGGTAGGAAAAAGGTTAATCAAGCACATAGGCAATAAACCCATCAATCGTATCATTTGCCAAAGGTTTTATATCACAACTCAT